TCCGGGGGCTAGGGATTATTCATTAACCTAACTTTTCTATCTCCAAAGTTGACCCGACGCCCCCACCCCTTGCATATTTGTATATTTGTGGTACAGTCCGTAGAACTTAAGGAGTGCCCGTCTTCCTCCTATGACGACTTTAGTTGCGAATATACAGCCCAACGTACCGCTTCCGGCTACGGCCACTGAGGCGTTTCCGCCTCTTACTGATCTCGAAGAAATCGAGATGCGCGGGCGCACAGTCAAGATGATTGCCGACATAGAAGGCAAGCCTATTGAGCCTAACGAAGACCACAGGGCGCAGGCTTCTGCGTTAGCACAGCAAGTTATGTCTGACTCTTCAGTGCGATTGAATTTGAACGACTACCCCAACGAGACGATGGCGTATCTAGCGGGTATGGTGACCGCGTATCAGGCTGATTTAGTCAAGGAACTAGCGGATCTCAAGCGCTTCGTTATCAATAAGCTAGTGAAAGAGACAGACCATCCCGATGCAAAGATAAGGGTGGCTGCGCTTACAAAACTCGGCGAAGTTGACGGCGTAGATGCATTCAAGAAGCGCTCGGAAGTTACGGTTAAGCAGCAATCTATTGAAGAAGTAGAAAAAGAACTACTAGATACATTAGAGCGACTGCAAAAGCGCACCATAGACGTAGAAGTCGTAGAAGTGAAGAATGAGAATAACGCCTGACCAGATAAATACTCTGCGGGCCTTGCTTCCAACTATGGGAGAGGCAGAGAAAAGGCGTACGCTAGACCTGCTTAAGGAGTGGGATAGCCAGACAGTTCAGTTGGTTGGCAAAGATTCGCTGCTAGAGTTCGCCGATCACGTGTATCCGGGGTACAAAGTAGGGCCACACCACCGCAGATTGGCCAAAATCTTTGAAGAAATAGCCCTAGGCAGGAAAAAACGGGTCATTGTTAACATAGCGCCGCGCCATGGTAAGTCAGAGCTTATAAGTTATCTGGCTCCGGCGTGGTTTTTAGGCAAATTTCCACATAAAAAGATCATTATGGCGTCGCACACCGCTGATTTAGCGGTGAATTTTGGCCGTAGGGTGCGAAATTTGGTCAGTGCGGACGCTTACAAAGACATTTTTCCGCAGGTTGAGCTGCAATCGGACTCGAAATCGGCATCTAGGTGGGGTACAAACTTCCAAGGTGAGTACTTTGCCATCGGTGTTGGCGGTGCGCTGGCTGGACGCGGCGCAGATTTGTTCATTATTGACGACCCGCACTCCGAACAAGAGGCTAAAACCGGGCGTCCAGACGTATTTCTGCCCGCATGGGAATGGTTTCAGTCTGGGCCTATCCAGCGTTTGATGCCGGGCGGCGCGATTATTATTGTTATGACCCGCTGGTCTAAATTGGACTTGACTGGGCAGATTATCAGTCAGATGGGCCGCGAAGAAGGCGTAGATGAGTGGGAAGTTGTTGAATTTCCAGCGATTTTGAACGAAAAACCGCTATGGAGCGAGTTTTGGACACTAGAAGAGCTACTAGCTAAGAAGGCTGGTATGGATGTGCGGTACTGGGAGGCCCAGTATATGCAGAATCCGGTGTCTGAAGAAGGCGCCCTGATAAAAAGAGAGTGGTGGCAGACATGGGAGAATAGCGATCCACCGCCTTGTGAATTTATCATCATGAGTCTGGATGCGGCCCAAGAGGCAAACAACCGCGCTGACTACAACGCCCTGACTACGTGGGGCGTATTCATGAATGAAGAGACGGGGGCGTACAACATTATTCTTTTGAACGCCATAAAAGAACGTCTAGAGTTTCCGCAGCTAAAACAGATGGTGCTAGAGCAGTACGCTCAGTGGGAGCCAGATGCGTTCGTGGTGGAGAAGAAATCCAACGGCGCGGCGCTGTACCAAGAGCTAAGGCGGATGGGCATACCCGTTGGGGAGTTTACTCCTACCAAAGGACAAGATAAGATTAGCAGGGTAAATGCGGTTTCCGATATGTTTTCGTCGGGCATAGTCTGGGCGCCGAACCGTAGGTGGGCGAGGGAAGTGGTTGAAGAGTGCAATGACTTTCCGAGCGGGGCTAACGACGACTTAGTTGACAGCACGACACAAGCGCTGCTGCGCTTCAGACAGGGCGGCTTTATCCGTCTGCCGACGGATGAGCCAGAAGATATTCGGTATTTCAGAAGCTCTAGCAGAGAGCGCTACTACACAGTGTAAGGACAGAACATGGCCACAAGTGGAATTGATAAAGGTTTGTACGCGGCTCCCGTCGGGCTTGAAGAGGCCATGATGGCTGAACCCGAGGGTGAGATCGAGATCGAAGACCCGGAGAAAGTCTCTATCGAGATGGGCGGTATAGAGATTGAGCTAGAGAAAGCCGAGCCGACCGCAGAAGACTTCGATGCCAACCTCGCCGATTTCATGGGCGATCAAGAGCTAGAAGAATTGAGTAGTGATTTGTTAGCTGATTTCGATAAGGACGTAGGCGACCGCAAGGAATGGATGGAGACATACGTCGAGGGCATGAAGCTCTTGGGCCTTAAGTACGAGGAACGTACGGAGCCTTGGGAAGGTGCCTGTGGTGTATTCCATCCGATGCTCACTGAGTCCGTGGTGCGCTTTCAAAGCGAAGCAATCATGGAGACGTTTCCTGCCTCGGGGCCGGTCAAGACCCAAATTTTGGGCGCAATAACCCCTGAAAAAGAAGACGCCGCAGAACGTGTACGTGACGATATGAACTACGAGCTGACCGAGGGGATGCCCGAGTATCGGCCCGAACACGAACGCATGCTGTGGAGTCTACCAATTTCTGGTTCGGCGTTCAAGAAGGTTTATTACGATCCGGGCAAAGGTCGTCAAGTTGCTATGTTTGTTCCCGCCGAGGACATCGTAGCGCCTTATGGTGCGTCTAGCTTAGAGAACGCCGAGCGTGTCACGCACGTGATGCGTAAGACTAAGAACGAGGTTCTTAAGCTGCAGGCCGCTGGGTTCTATAGCGACGTTGACTTGGGCGAGCCCAGCAGCGAGCTAGACGATGTAGAGAAACAGAAAGCCAAAGAGCAAGGGTTTTCCGCCTCGCAGGACAATCGCTTCCGTATCCTTGAGATGCACGTCGAGCTAGACCTGCCGGGGTACGAGGATAAAGATAAGAAGGGTAAGCCTACTGGCATTGCGCTGCCATACGTGGTGACCCTTGAGAAAGGCACTGGGGCTATCTTGTCTATCCGTCGCAATTGGCGTGAAGACGATGAGTTAATGACCAAGCGTATGCACTTCGTGCATTATCAATACATCCCGGGCTTTGGGTTCTATGGGTTTGGTCTGATTCACTTGATCGGTGGCTATGCTAAGTCAGCCACGATGTTGATTCGGCAGTTAGTAGATGCCGGTACGCTCTCTAACTTGCCCGGCGGCTTGAAATCACGCGGGCTGCGGATTAAAGGCGACGATACCCCCATTGCTCCCGGTGAATTCCGTGACGTGGACGTCCCGAGTGGCAGCATCCGTGACAACATCCTCCCCCTGCCGTACAAAGAGCCGAGCCAAGTGCTCTATGCACTCTTCCAAAACATCGTCCAAGAAGGCCGTGCGTTTGCCTCTGCCGGGGACTTAAACGTAAGCGATATGAGCGCCAATGCCCCCGTGGGTACGACGCTTGCGATTCTTGAGCGTATGTTGAAGGTGATGGGCGCTGTGCAGGCCCGCTTGCACTACTCTATGCGTCAAGAGTTTAAGTTGTTGAAGGGTGTCATCCGTGACTACACCGACGATGACTATGACTACAAGCCCGAGACCGGCGGTCGTAAAGCCAAGGGTGTTGACTACGACGTGACCGACGTCATTCCGGTAAGCGACCCCAATGCGTCAACGATGGCGCAGAAAGTTGTCCAGTATCAAGCCGTGATGCAGTTGGCTCAAGGCGCCCCACAGTTGTACAACTTACCGCTGTTGCACCGCCAGATGATTGAGGTTCTAGGCGTTAAGAACGCCGACAAGCTGGTGCCGATTGAGGATGACCAGACCCCGACCGACCCGGTGCAGGAGAACCAGAACATTCTGACTGGCAAACCTGTCAAGGCGTTTATAGAGCAGGATCATAAGGCCCACATTGCTGTACACCAAGCAGCCATGCAGGATCCGAAGATTATGCAGATCGTGGGGCAGAACCCGATGGCTCAGCAGATGCAAGCGACGATGTTGGCGCACATCAACGAGCACGTGGCGTTCGAGTATCGCAAACAGATCGAAGAGCAGCTTGGCCTGCCGATGCCGTCCGAAGAGCAGAACAAAACGATGCAGCCCGAGGTGGCGGCAGAAGTCGCTCAACTTGCAGCCAAAGCATCCGCCAGACTTCTCCAGCGTGACCAAGCAGAAGCTCAACAGGCTCAGGCTCAACAGCAGGCGCAAGACCCAGTGCTGCAGATGCAGATGCAAGAACTCCAGATCAAGATGAAGAAGATGGAGCTCGAAGAGAAGAAACTCGCGGCTGATACCGCTGCCAAAGCAGACCAGCTTCTCATCGAGAAAGAGCGTATCGCGGTACAAGAACGTATCGCCGCAATGCAGGTTGGCGCTAAAACAGCGGTTGATAGGGCTAATTTGAAGTCGAAAGACCAACTTGAGGGGGCCAAACTAGGAGTACAGATCGCTAAAGAGCGTGCCCAGATGGCCCAGTCCCGTCAACAAACCAAGAAATAAATGGACGATAAAGTAATCCAATACCTGCTCGTTGAGTTCGACAAGCTCCGGGCAGAGCAATCTGTGTTTCTCAACTCCGGTAGAGCGGCGGACTTCGCCGAGTACCGGCATCTCTGTGGCGTAATCCGGGGTCTTACGCATGCAGAGTCTATTGTCAAAGACCTTGTGCAAAGAATGGAGCGTTCTGATGACGACGACTGAGTTCGACACTGCGGCTGTGGATTTATCCAGCGTCCTAGGTGCAACACCCGAGGAGAAAGCCAAGCAGTTGCCTGACCCTAAAACTTACCACCTTCTGTGCGTCGTACCAGAAGCTATGGAGGAGTTTGCTAACAGCGAGAGCGGGATTATCAAGGCTGGTTCCACACTCCACTACGAAGAGGTTTTGACCCCCGTATTGTTTGTGGTGAAGGTTGGCCCTGATGCCTACAAAGATACAACTAGGTTCCCTAG